ATGTCTACTTCTAAAACACTTATGGCAAAAGCCAATGTAGCATTTGAATCACCATATCCATTTGGCATTTATGACTTAGGTGAATTCCTAGCTTGTCTTAATATGTTTGATGATCCTACATTATCGTTTGATGATGATAAAAAGTATGTGACAATCACAGATGGTGTTACACAATTTAAATACTACTTCTCTGATATTGACATTCTAACTGTCCCTACAAAAGATATTGCGTTACCATGTAGCGATATTCAATTTACTCTTACGTTAGACCAGTTAAACCAGCTGCGTAAAGCTTCTGCTACTCTTAAAACAAATCAACTAAGCATTCGTAAAAATGATAGTGCATCATTTATTGAGTGTGTTATTGTTGACAAGCAGAATCCAACTTCAAATCAATTCTCTATGAACATATCTAATTGCAGTATAAATACTTCTGCAGACTTTGATTTAGTCATAGACATGAATAATTTTAAATTCATCAATGCCGACTCTTATGATTTTGGTATTGATAAGAAGTTAATAGCTTCTGTAATGGCCGGCAACACACAATACTGGGTTGCTCTTGATAAAACTACAACATTTAAGGAATAATAATGGCAGATAAAAAAACTGAAACAGTTGAAGCTCCTGAGGAGCAACCAATTCACACTATTAATCTAGGTGATCTTAATGCTGTAATTCGTATCATTGATGTAGTCACCAAGCGTGGTGCAATCAATGGAGACGAGTTAGCTGATGTTGGTGCAGTACGTAATAGAATTCAAGAATTCGTTACAGCATCTACTCCAGCAGTGGCACAAGCTGAAGTTACTGACGAAACTCCAGCTGAGTAAGTATGTACTTTTGACATTTGTGTGGTATAATAATACCATACAAAATTATATTATGAGGTATTCGTGAAAGAAGAATTTTTATTCGTAGAAAAGTATAGACCGAAAACCATAGAGGATTGTATTCTCCCTCAAGCACTAAAAGATACATTCAAAAAAATAGTTGCTAAGGGAGAACTTCCTAACATGATGTTTACCGGTTCGGCTGGTGTAGGTAAGACTACAGTAGCCAAAGCCTTATGTAATGAATTAGATCTTGACTATATGATGATTAATGGTTCCGAAGATGGAAACATTGATACGTTACGTGGTAAGATCAAACAGTTTGCAAGTACTGTATCATTACAAGGTGGATTCAAAGTAGTTATCCTCGACGAGGCTGATTATCTTAATCCGCAATCTACACAACCTGCTCTTCGTGGTTTCATTGAAGAGTTTAGTAATAACTGTAGATTTATTCTTACTTGCAATTTTAAGAATCGTATTATTGATCCTCTCCATTCGAGATGTTCTATATATGAATTCAATATAGGTAACAAGGCTGAAATGGCAGAGCAGTTTATGGCTAGGCTAAAGTTTATCCTTGATTCCGAACATATTATACATGATAATGCAGTGATTGCAGAACTCATTATGAAATACATACCTGATTGGCGACGTATCATTAATGAGTGTCAAAGATATGGTATGAGTGGTCATATTGATACCGGCATTCTTGTTACTCTATCTGAGTCAAGTATTGCTGGATTAATGCAAGACCTCAAGACAAAAAACTTTAAGAAGATGCGTAAGTGGGTTACAGATAACATTGACGTAGAATCAGCAAAGTTATTTAGAATGGTTTATGATAATATGTCAAGCTATGTCCAACCACAGAGTATTCCTCAATTGGTTCTCATACTTGCAGATTATTCATACAAAGATAGCTTTGTAGCAGATCATGAATTAAACGTAGTGGCATGTATGACTGAGATCATGTCACAAATTCAATTTAAATAGGAGCTTATATGATAGCAATGTTGGCGGACTACGCGACAATTATTTTAATGTTAGCAATGGTAAATGTTGTTTGGCAATTGGAAAAAGCAGCAACAATACTTAAAGCTATGAACGCAGTTATATCGGAGCAAATAAAAGATGACTAAATATTCAAACATAACACCGTACAGAGAAACTAATAATTTCTTCGCATCACCAACTCTTTATGAGAACATAAGAGATTTTTTATTAGATGAAATAATCGAAGTTTGCTTTACTAAAAAGAATGGCGACGAGCGTAAGATGTTATGTACGCTAAAGGCTGAACATATCCCTGCTTATAATACACCAATATTAGAAGATGAAGCGGGTACTGTAGAGAATAAATCTTATATGAATGTATTCGATGTCGAAAACAATGGATGGAGATCATTTCTCGTTGATAATGTTAAATACATAAAGACTAACCTATGACGAATGAAAATAAAGTAATAGATTTCTTTACTGGCAAGCCTTATTCTAAAGAGAAATTTGCCAGACATCCAACCTCTGGATATGTATTAGCTGATAGAGTTATTGAAGAGATCATAAAGATGGATGTTAATCCACTAGTCGTTGATGCTGGTTGTGGTGCGAATCCGTTTAAAGGTATGTTTGATAATCTTATTGGATTTGATATAGCACCGTATCCTGAAGCAGATTTCCAAGCAAGCTTTCACCAAGCACATCACATATTCAATAGAGAATTTGCTGATGTTGTCTTTGCATTAGGATCATGTAACTTCGGCACAATGGAAGAGAATCTATATTATTTTGATTACTTTATGCAATGGCTAAAACCTGGCGGGTTATGCGCAGTCAGAGTTCATATTGACAGAAAACCAGAAGCTTCTAAAGCTGGGAGTGGAGTGGTGCATGTGCCATGGACAATAGACACCGCAGATAAATGTGCACATGAATGGTTTAAGAATTATTTTGATGTAGTAGAGATGCATATTGAAACAATGAATACAGCACCTTACTCTAAATTAGCAGTATGGATATGGAAAAAGAAAAAGCATATTGGAGCATCACGTTGAATCCATTTGCTTTCATAACATCTATATCAAATTCAAAGATTGATATACTTGAGAATGAGAAAGACTATAATGCCTTTATGGTAAACCGTGGTCTTTCTTATTTTCCTGATACTGTCATATACGCTAATGAAATGAATAAGTTCCACCACCTGGATAGCCGCCTCCAGTTCGACTTTCTTATAAATATTGTAAGGAAACGAAATCGTTTTTCTAAGTGGAACAAAAATGTAGAAAGTGAGAAGCTACAAATTGTAAAAGAATATTATGGCTATAGTAATGAGAAGGCTCGTGATATACTTCCGCTTTTAAGTAATGAACACTTAAATATTATAAGAGGAAGAATACAGCATGGCGGACAACAAGGATAGTTTAGTCAATTGGTCACCGGAGATGATGCTAGAAGTTAAACTAGCAGAACCCGATGATTTTTTAAAAATCAGAGAAACACTAACACGCATGGGAGTAGCATCCAAGCGTGACTCTCAATTATTTCAATCATGCCATATCTTGCATAAGCAAGGTAGGTATTTTATAACTCACTTTAAAGAGTTATTCTTATTAGATGGTAAGCCATCAAACCTAACAGAAAATGACATTCAAAGACGTAATACAATTGTTACACTCATGTCTGACTGGGGATTATTAGAAACTGTTAAACCTATTGGAGAAACTGCTCCATTAAATCAAATAAAAATAATATCACACAAAGAAAAAGGCGATTGGGAATTATGCCCCAAGTATAATATTGGAATAAAATAATGAAAATGATGACGTATCAATACTCCGGCGGAGATATTGATTTACACTATGATTATATATTTGTGCAAAGATGCCCAGATATATTTGTTAAAGCTCTAAAGAGTATGAATATTGTTGAGAGTATAAACTTTCAAGAATGCTATCAGGGACATGGTGTCTCCACAATTCAAACACGCACAAACTCAGCCGTACAATCATTTGAGTTTGAAGACTTTGTCGAAAATATGAACAGCGGACAAGGCAAAAATTATCAAATTACTTATATAGAAAATTACCAACCACGCCAACATAGAGTAGTTGATACTCAAAATCAAGGTATAAAAATAATTAATGCAAGCATATCTTATACAATGGAGAAGGAAGATGGTATAATATACAAAGAAGGTAGAGTCACCGAAGATATATACCTTAGTCAAGTATGCGAAGTTTTAGATTTAGTTACCGATGACAATACTATTCTTGTTGCTGATCTACACTTCGAAGATAAGTATTTACCTGAAGATGCAATGTTAGAACCTAGAGGTTTAATAAATCATGCAAGTAATGTAGATTCATTTCAATGTCCACCAGAAAAGGGTGGTGAATGGATAAGTTTACAAAAAATTATAACTACAGAAAATAGCAATATTAATATATCTAAAGTGATATGTAAAGAACAAGAAGGAGTTCCGTTTGGACATCATCCATTAGAATTTGAAATTTAAATTATGATTCTCGCTTTGTTATTAGGGACCTTATATGGTCTCATTATTGGATTAATACCCGCAGCCGGAGCAACAACAGGTCTTGTTATTCTATTCGGCTTTATGTCTTATTTCACAGATCCTTATCTTGGCGTTGTCTTTTGTATGGCAACAGTCGCAGCATCTACTACAGGTGACACATACTCTGGAGTATTATTAGGAATTCCTGGTGCTAACTCAGCTGCCGCCACAATGGTAGATGGTTATCCATTAGCTAAACAAGGCAAAGCAACATATGCTTTAACTGCAGCGATCACAACAAGTACAGTCAATGGATTACTATGGGGAACACTTACGTTTGCTTTACTTCCTTGGTATACAAAACTTATAATGATCTTTGGAATACCTGAACTCTGGGGATTTACTATGTTGTCTCTTGCTTGTGTAGGATTTGTTAGTAATAGATTTTGGATAAGAAGTATTATTGCAATTATATTAGGTTTGTGGTTAGGTGCAATCGGAACAGATCCAGATTCTAATGTTGCACGGTTTACATTTGGTTGGCATTACTTAGAAGATGGTATTCAACTTATGCCAATGGTTGCTGGTTTGTTTGCTATACCCGAAATCATAGATGGATTAAAACAAGGCAAAGCCACAACACAACCTCATGATACAAGAGGTCAGACATGGGATGGAATCAAAGCAACATGGAAATATAAATGGGATGCATTAAGAGGTGGAGCAATAGGTGCATTCATAGGATTCTTACCAGGAATTGGTGGAGGAGTTGGTGATTGGATGGCATACGGTTCAACTATAGCTGCAAACCCTAAAGAAGAATTTGGTAAAGGTAATATACGTGGAGTGATTGGCCCTGAAGGATCTAACAATGCTCAGAAGGCAACGAGTATGATCCCTACCGTATTGTTTGGAATCCCTGGTGCTTCTTATGCTGCAGTACTCATGGGATTATTTATGTACTTAGGATTTGAATTAGGTACACCCGATCTGTCATATGACACAAAATTTTTTAGTAGCCTTACATATGGATTTATGTGGGGTACGGTATTAGTTGCACTTATATGTATTGCTTTAAATAAATACATTTGCAGGTTATCTTATGTACCGTATAAATATTATTTTCCAATACTTACTGGATTTGTAATTTGGGCTTGTGTCCAATACACCGGTGGGTGGGAAGATTATATGATCCTTGCACTTTGCTCTATTCTGGGTATAGCTGGCAAGGCATATAAATATAGTAGACCAGCTATGCTAATGGCGTTTATATTAAGTTATAAGGTTGAAACGTTGACCATTCAGATGAATGCCCTATACACGTGGGACACTCTAATGATTAGGCCAATTTTTATAGGATTAATAGTATGTATAATATTATTGTTTAGTTTATCAATATCAAAAAATAAAATGGAGTATTCATGAAAAAATTATTAGCACTATGCCTTATGGCATTTACAACAGTCACAATGGCTAACTATACATTAGTTGTACCACAAGGACCCGGAGGTGGTCTAAGTGTGTGGAGCCAAATTGTTGCAACAGAGATGAATAAGTATCTCGACGAAGAGATTGTACTTAAACATTTGCCGGGAGCTGGTAACATCGCGGGAGTAAACGAGTGGCATGAGAGTTTACAAGAAGATAGTAAAGTAATGGTTGCAACAAGTGGTGGAAATGCAATCAAGTTTTTAACAAATCCTAGTGTAGTATATGACTATGACTATGATGCAATTGGTATTATGAATCTTAATATCGTCGTAGCAAAAAGAGTCGGCACTGATGGTAGTATCTTTCCAAAAGGATTAGGTCATGCTCCTGAAGCTTTTGCTATAGCTATGCTATTCTGTGGACCTGACATGACAATGGAACAGTACAAAGCCTGTTTCAAAGAGAATGTTAATTGGGTGCCTGGAATGAAACAAAAAGAATTTAGATTGGCATTTAAACGTGGTGAAACAACAGGATCACGTGAGAATCCAGCAGCATTCAAAAAGCATATTAAACCAGTGATAGATGCTGGTGAAGCTGAAATGTGGTTCCATCATGGTATCCTAGATGCTTCAACAGGTAATCACAGTGATGATGCTAACTTCCCAGGATATCAGTTCGAAATACTGTTTGAAGAGAAATGGGGTGTTGCACCAAGCGGTGAATTTTATGATGCATATAAGCTAGTCAAATCAGTACGTGACGGATTACAGAAAGCAATCTTTATTGGTAAGTGGTCACCACATGCAGAAACATTAAGAGCAGCATTAGAACAAGTTGCTAATAATCCTGATAGCATTGCAGCAATTCAAAAGAAGATTGGTAAATATGGTTGGACAATCGGTGAAGCTGGTAACAAACATGTAGGTGTAATTATGTCTATGGTTACTGAAGATGCTTATCGTACACTCATTGACTTTACACAAGATGCATTAGGTCACGAAGTTGAATACAAGGAGAGTCTTGTTAAGTAACCTTGACAATTTAAAAGAAAGGTCAGAGTATCATTTTGACCCATTCGATAACAATCCTGCTCATGATACTATACGGTATGTGGGCAGGTTTGATGGTGACTGGAGTAAAGAGTTACAAGAAACAATAGAACGTAGCAGAGAAGTCACATGGCGAACTCGTAATCCAGATGACAAGAGTGAATATACTGTTAATGGATCGAGTAGAGATATTGAATCAGAAGAATATGATATTAAAAGAGCTGGTGGAGATCCTAATCATCCAATAGGAAATATGAATTATGATCTTCTTCCTGTATTTCAGAGAATGGCTGATGCTCTTCATTTAGTTGATGGTGAACGTGTAGTACAATCTCGAGTACATACACAAACACAAGGACAAGTCTGGTCTTTACATATAGATAAAGTAAATCGATATGCTCCAAAGGATCCAGATAGTATATTTAGATTCTTTATCATGCTAAACGATTGGGAACCAGGACACTTTAAG